TATACACAACATTACCCAAGCCCCCCTCGCTACCATGCAATCTTCAAACGCAAACAACGAACGAGGAGCACCACGGCTATCCCGCTACAACGATACTCTAGCGGAGATACTGACAGCGGTGCGGGCAATTCCGGCTACCCAAGCCGGGGCAGTGGAACAGGATGAAGTTTCCATTGTCGAGCCTCCTCCCCCACCCAGGGAGAGACTCACCATGGGGTTAATCACCCCAGGGAACCGCCGGCGGGCGGCGTCCGAGGATGGTGGCACGGTCGGTGCTACCGAACTCGACATGGTGACAACGGTGGATCCATGGATAGACAATAATCGTCCCTATTTGAACAAGGCTCGGCGAGTAATGAGAGTGGGAGCAGGACATGGTCGTAAGGCCATGAACAAGGCGTCCCAGATTGCTCGGAGCGCTGCAGATACCGCAGCTGCTATATATGAGAATTGGTTCAATAGATCGACACGTAGACGAGCCACAAGGAGAGCTCGCAAGCTGCGCCGAACCGCAGTTGAAGAGAAGGAGGTACTAGAAGAGAAAGAAAACCTCTGGGAAATCGGGGTGGATGAGCATCCAGATATCCCTGCCGACACCAACCCTGAGGGTGTCGGCGAACAGCCCGCTCGTGCAGCCCCCAAGTTTAAACGGGGGGAACGCGCTCACGAGTGCGCGGCCGGTCTAATCCTGAAGTTCGGCAGGATGCCGTGGAATTCAGCTAACGAAGTCGTAGTGCGTCGGTTCTTGGAACGTGACGTTCTGGTCGCAGACTACTCAGTTAGGAAAACACACCGTGTTCGACTTGTTGATCGAGCGACAACGCTATATTTCGCCCACACGGCGGGGGATATTGCTGCGTCACTCGCTCTAAACAACAAAAAGAACAAGAAACGGTATGCCACGGCGCAATTGACAATGGCCTAGGGGGGCCCGACGCAGTTCGAGGGGGTTGACACCATGAAGGTGGTCACTCACCCCCGAGTTAAGGTCGAACTGCGGGAGGGGCTTCCAAAAATCAGAACAGTCCATGCCTACTTGGGGGCGTGCTCCGGGACTGTTTTCGGCGTGCATAATGCATCGTTGCGGAACGCTGTTCGTGGGGTGGTGGAGAGGGTATTTACCGTTGATTACGGTGAAGGCCTTGTTGCACCACTGGAACAAACTTCCGTTGGGGTCAGGGAGGCGATGGCACCAGCAACCCGGTTTTTAAATAAACATCTACCGCTTGTCAGTAAGTTCACGGGTGACCAATTTATTGATCACTACAGTGACGCTCGCATGCGGAGGAAGTATATTGAAGCCAGGAAATCACTACGCGTTGAGGCGTTAAAACCTAGTGATGCTGATGTTAAGACCTTCCCAAAAGCTGAGAAGACAAACTTCACAGCCAAAAATGACCCACCTCCGCGGATCATCTCACCTAGGGATCCGCGGTATAACTATGAATTAGGCAAATTCATCACCCCAGTAGAGGGGGTGATGTACGGAGTGTTAAATGATATGTGTGGTGGCCCTACAGTGATGAAGGGTAAGAACTCAGTGCAGGTCGGTGAGTCCCTCAGGGAAATGTGGGATTCATTCTCAAAACCTGTAGCAGTTCCATATGACGCAAAACGTTTTGACCAGCATACCGGTGAAGAAGTACTGAAGTGGGAACACAAACAGTATGTACGTTGCTACACCGGCAATGACGCGTCTGAGTTGAAAAGACTGCTGAAGATGCAAATCAAGACGAAATGCCGAGCTTACTTCCCGGAGGGGAAGATAAAATTTGACATGAAGATGAGGTGTTCAGGTGATATGAACACCGGTTTAGGTACATGCGTGATAGCTTGTGGGCTAACGTACGGTTACTGCAGTTCTGTAGGCCTGAGGTATAGGCTTATGAACAACGGTGACGATTGCGTGCTCCTGTGTGAGGAAGATGACCTACACAAGCTACAAGGGCTGCATGAATACTGCAAGTCGGCAGGCTATTGGATGGTCCTAGAGGACCCAGTGCGAATATTTGAGCAAATTGAGTTTTGTCAGAGTTCGCCAGTTTTCACAGAACGCGGTTGGACTATGGTGCGTAATTATCCAACTTCACTATCAAAGGACATGGTGTCCCTCCTTCCATTGAAGACCCCGGAGTTGTGGAAGAAGTGGGCCATGGACATGGGTACCGCCGGCAAGGCACTTAATGCCGGGGTGCCCATCCTATACGCGTTTTATGAATCCCTCGCAAGAGCTGGGAGTGGCACCTTTGGGAGCCACCCCTGGATTTCACAGTCGGGCATGATGAGAAATGCTCGTGGTCTTAGTGGGAGCAAGGTGCCCATCACGGACGCTGCCAGAGTGAGTTTCTGGGAGGCGTTCGGGGTGTCCCCACACGACCAAATAATAGCTGAGGAATCCATTGCTAAACGGAAATTTGATTTTTCGTCCAGCTCGGAGGGAAATGCATACGACTTACTTACACTTAAACAGCATTACCTGTCAAACGACATCCACAAAATTTAACAAACAAACTTACCACATACTCAAACAACTTCTACACAACAACAAACAACCAACAAAATTTACTCAAAATGGTACGCTCTAAAAGCAAACGCAATACCAAGAAGATTCAATACACAACAGGAAAACCCACCCGTAATAACAGAGGGTCTGCTGGTTTTACTACAAGCCAGCAAGACATCGTCCAATTACACGGGCTCTCCAATCCTTTCAGTGATCATGCGCGGGGGTCTAAATTACCTGATTCTGACTCCAGTAAAAGTGTCCCGGTTAGCCTTGTCAACCGCTACACTAGGTCTAGTGATGCTAACGGCAATCTTGCTGTTAGAATTAGACCAGATCTCATCAGTAACATCCAGACTGCTACCACAATTACAGGGAATGTTGTTACTACTTTTGGTGCTGCTGCCTCTACCGTGGATTACACGGCATTGGCTGGACAGTTTGAAAAATACAGAATAGTATCTTGGGGGGTGAAGGTTTATTCCACGCTGGCTCCTACGAACCAGTCGGGATTCTTCACCGTCATGACCAATCCTCTATTTGCGGATGGCATGGACGCAGCGAGTTGCTTCTATGAGGAAGTGAGAACATTTCCAGTTACTGAGTCGTCAGTACAATGGATATCTAAGCCTGTAGGTAATAGTTACCTTGACTACGCTTCAATCGCCTCGGCCGGGTCCTGGGATGAATGCTGCGTCTTTGCGTCTGGCCTACCAGCCAGTACGTCAGGATGCATCCAGCTTGAAGTTTACTTCAACTTGGAGTGTCAAGTTCAACTAGGGGCTATCACTTCCACCATCGCCACGCCGGCTGCAGACTCAAAACCGCATTTACTTGCGGCGATGGGTCATGTTGCCAAGCATCTTGGAGGGACAAAATTGGCACAGGATGCCAAAGCAAGTGTCATGAGTATCTTAGGGAGGGGGTTAAAGGCCGCCCTCAAGACCGGTGCCACATACGCCGGATCGTTGGTGGGTATACCACCCATGGCAAGTTACAATTTACTACGTGACTTGTGAGCATGGGGTATTTCCCAGTTTAGCACTAGTGGTAAGCTTCATATATATATATCCAAAACATAAAAATTAAAATACTCTACTGAGGATAAACAAATCCAATAAAAAGACAGGAGGGATGAATTTCTAGCACAGAACACGGCGCCCACCGGAGACCTCTGATGAGACGGGGTAGTACGGTCGGATTGACCTAGTCAGTCAATACGATAACGTAGCTCCCGGAATTCACCTAACCTGCTAGGTAGCACGATTGGCAATCGTGCAGGGTACTATCCCAATGATCTGCAAAGCCGCAGATCAGGGCGGGAAGAAGTATCCAGTCACCTTGACGAACAAAGACCCACTAAAGTGGTC